CCTAAGCGGCAACACAATCAAAGATGCCGCAACGTATAAAATAGTAAGCCTTCAGCCAGACAACACTGGAATGGTCGCAGTAGTTCTTGAGGAACAGTAATGGCTGATCATGTAAGGCAAAGAATCAGAGAGCAAGTAGCAACCACGGTAACAGGCCTAGCAACTACTGGTAGCAATGTATTTCAGTCAAGAGTCTATTCTCTGAGTGATGATGTACTGCCGGCTTTGTTGGTCTACAGCGTCTCTGAAAGCTCTGACATTGACTCTATGGGGCCAATAGGTTCTCTAACCAGAACTCTTAGCCTGTCAATAGAAGGGTATGTAAAGAACGTCTCTGATTACGACGATGTGATTGATGACGTTTGCAAGGAAGTTGAAATTGCTATGGCCGGCGACAAGACCTTAAATGGCTTGGCTCAAAATAGCTATTTAGCTGGCACTGATATAAATTATAACGGTGAAGGCGAGCAACCTGTTGGTATTGTTACGATGAATTATGTTATACAATATCGCACAGCAACTAATGCTCCTGAAACCGCATTATAGGTGATATACTATGAAGCTATATAGTCCAGACGGCTCATCTGAAGTAGATGCTCATCCGTCTAAAGTAGAATCTATGATCAACCTCGGTTGGACACAGGAAAAGAAAGGCAAGGCAAAACCCAAGAAGGCTTTAGAGCCTACAGAAGTTGTTGAGCCTCAAACTAAATCAGATAAGGAGTCTGAATAATGGCAAGTCATATCGGACGCGATGGGATTGTTAAAGTCGGCGCAAACACTGTAGCCGAAGTTAAATCATTTTCTATAGAAGAATCAGCGGATACCGTTGAAACAACCAAAATGACGGATACGGCGCGATCTCATGCAATCACTTTGACCAGTTTCTCTGGATCATTAGATTGTTTTTGGGACGAAACGGATACGACAGGACAGGGAGCTTTAACAATCGGAGCGAGCGTAACCTTAGCTCTGTATCCTGAAGGCGACACTGCTGGCGATAGCTTTTACTCTGGCACCGCATTAGTAACAGGCGTTTCTAGAAGTGCAAGCTTTGACGGAATGGTAGAAGCTTCTATCTCTGTTCAAGGTACTGGCGCTTTAACAGCCGATACGGTATAACATGCCGAGGCTAATTGAGAACGCATTAGCACACTTTAACAGCAAGGATTTGCGGAAGATTGAGGTCCCAGAATGGGAGGTTAGTCTTTTCGCAAAGAACCTTACCCTTGACGATAAGGCCAAAATGCTTCGTCGCGCAGATAGTGATAACACTGATTATCTTATCTATGCGGTGATCTTTGGCCTTGTTGACGAGAACGGAGATCCTGTCTTCGGGCTTGAGGATAAGGTTGCGCTGAGAAAGAAGGTTGATCCAGACATAGTGACTAGACTTGCTACGTTTGCGCTAACCGCTGGTTCTGAATCGGAGGAAGACCGAGAAAAAAACTTATAACTGACCAAGGCAACCCAACTCAGCTATACTACATGTACGAGTTAGCCGAGCGACTTGGTCAGCCCCTAGCGACAATCTTAGACATGACTGTGGCCGAGTTTGATCATTGGTGGACTTTCTTTAAAGTGAAAAGAGAGAAGATGGATGGCGACAACAAAAGAAACAGTCCTAGCAAGAATATCAATAGATGATAATACGAAGGTAGGATTTCAGTCCTACGCTCGTAATGCTGAACGCGCTAAGAAAACCACAGAAGCCTTCCGTGCTCACGCTGTTGACAAGCTTGTAGAGAGCTTAGACAAGCAAGTCCTTGCTATAGGTAAAAGCGCCAGAGAACTTGACCTTCTCAAGGCAGCAAGTCTTAACGCTGCCGATGGTGAGCTTGCACTCATCAACAAGCTTCATGATGATATTGATGCTCACAATCAAGCTACAGAAGCTGCGATACGCTTAAACAAAGAGCGTGATCAAGAAGCTGCTGCGGCACAGAAGATTGCTGACGCAGTAAACCGCACTAACAACGCCTACAGAGATGAAGCCGCCACGGTTGATATGACCTCTGACGAGCTTGAGATCTATCGTCTAAAGATGATGGGTGCTAGTCAAGCTCAGTTAGATTCTGTTATGGCTACTCAGCAAGCTACTAAAGAGTTTAGGAAGCAAGGTTCTGCTGCAAAAGGCGCTCACGGGCAATTGCGCTTAATGCGTGGCGGATTAGGACAAGTAGGTCATCAGGTCCAGGACGTTGCGGTCCAGCTTCAGATGGGTCAGAACGCGCTTCTTATCTTCGGTCAGCAGGGTTCTCAGATTGCTTCTCTATTCGGTCAGAACGGTGCCTTGATCGGTGCTGTATTAGCCGTAGGTGCTGCGCTTGGTACTTACTTTATGCCAAAAATCTTTAGTTCTAAAGATGCTTTAAAGGAATTACAGAAAGCGGCAGAAGACACTTCAAAAGTATTTGATATTGACTTTGCAAACGCAACAATACATTTGTCTAGTCAATTTGCAGATCTTGCAAAAGAAAGCAGGGGTTTAGCTGACGCAACGCTTAGAGCAAAATTAGTTGAGTCATTAGAAGCGTCACAGCTTGCGATGGAAAACTTTGCTGACTCTTTGGATAGCGTTATGTTTGACGCTGCTGGAGCAGAAGCGGCTCAAGCGGGGAAAGGCTTAGAGCTTTTAACGAAACAATTAGGTATTAGCGGAGTGCAAGCTGAAAGACTTACCAGTCTTTTTGTGGATTTTAAAGATGGAACGTCAGAGTCACGCCAAGCATTAGCAAATTACGTTAAAACTATTACTCATTCTTCTGATGGAACTAAGGAGTACAATTCTGAGTTAGTTAAGATTAATCTTAAATTACAAGAATATTCTAACGAACTAAACAAAGCAGAAAAGACACAAAAAGCACTTACAGATGCAATTGACGGAACAGTACCGGCAACCAAGAAAGAAAAAGATGCGCTAGAAAAGCTTAATAAAGAAAAGTCCGATCAGAGAGAGAAGTTAGAAGCTATTGTTGAAGGTTATCATCAAGAGTTAATTGCCTTGGAAAAAGGCGAAGAAGCGTTGATGAGATACAACTTAGCCCAACAAGGGGCTACTGAAGGCCAGATTAATTTAATCATGGCTACTAAGAAAAGCGTAGATGCGATAAGAGAAGCTAACGAAAAGAAACAAGAAGAAATTGATTCTGCGGATAAAGCTAAAGCATCTCAAGATGACTTTATTGTCAGTCTAAGAGAATCAACTCAAGAGATAGGCCTTAATGCAGACGCTTTAACTAGACTCCAAGGTGCAAGGCTTGGTGTTGACCCAGCAGTAATTGAAAGTTTAATCACAGAAAGAAATGCTCGTCTTGCCAACGTAGCTGCCATAGATGCCGCGGCTCAAGCAGAAATAGAAACTCAAGCTGCGATTGATGAAGTTGAAGCTTCTAGAAAGGATTTGGTAGCAGGAATAGTTGCTGAAGCTGATGCTTTACGTCAAAGCAGTATGGATTTGGCAATACAACAAGCTGCGCTACTTGGTCTTGGTGTGACAGCGCAAGCAGAGTTTGACGATGCTATACAAAGAATCCGAGACTATGAGAAAGAGCAAGAAGACTTAGCGACCAAGAAAACTACTGAAGGCAAAGTAGAAGCTCTGCGAAGGTCTTTGTTATCTGAAGAAGAGGTTTTGCTAGAGTCTCTTAATAGCCAACAGCAATTAATAGATAACGCAGAAGCTTTAACTATTATAAATAAACAACAAGCTGCTGATATGAAACTGGCTATTGAGGCCGATTATCACAAGAAGAAGAATGCACTTCTCAAAGACGGAACAGATGAAGAGATATTGCAAGGAAGCAAGTTAACAGGTCATATGCTAGGTCAGCTTGGAAAGCAATTTAGTGGGGTCCAGGCTAACAACAAGAAGATGTTCGCAGCTCAGAAAGCATACAAGATTGCTAAGGCAACTCAGAATACATTTGACGCAGCTAACGAGGCGTTAGCAAGTCCTTACCCTTGGCCTTTACCTCAAGTGTTTGCAGCTACCGCAGTAGCCGCTGGTTTAGCTAACGTGGCAGCGATTAAATCATCATCGTTTGAAGGCGGTGGTTTTACCGGCACAGGCGGTAGGTCCGGCGGTGTAGATGGTAAGGGCGGATTCCCAGCTATTCTTCATCCGAATGAGACCGTTATTGATCACACTAAGGGCCAAGGTGGCGGTATTACCGTGGTCAACAACATAGACGCAACTGGCGCTGGTGCTGATGTAGATATGAAGATCAGGTCAGCAATGCAGCAGACTTCGCAACAAACTATACTTAGCATACAAGATCTGATGCGCCGCCGGAGATTCGGGTAATGACTGTATATATGTTCCCAAGCATAACGCCATCATCTAGCACGTTTGAGCTGGTGACGAACACTCGGACGTTTCAAAGCCCGTTGACTAACTCAGTTCAGACTGCATCAAGGAAAGGTTCTCTCTGGAAGATATCTATGCGATTTAATAATCTCTCTGGCAATGACAGAGCGATAATGCAGGGGTTTCTGGCGAAGATGAACGGGCAGCAGCACAGAATGTATTTGCATGATCATTCCGCTGTGAAAAGAGGCATAGCGCCTAGCAATCCGGCTGACACCTTAGTCGTAAACAGCGCAGGGCAAACAGGCTCTACCTTAGTAGCTAGTGGAGCAACCTCTCCGCGGACAGGATATCTTAAAGCGGGTGATTACATCGCGTTTAACAATGAGCTTCACATGGTCACTGATGATTGTAATTCAATAGGATCTACAGTCTCTATACCGATTGCGCCCCCGATCAGAAAGCCAACAGTAAATAGTCAGGGTATTGATTATCTACAGCCAATTTTTGGAGTTTTTATGCTTTCTAGC